TAGGGGGATGGGGCAAGCGGTTTGGAAGAAGCAGGAACTAACCAGTGTGCTCACTTTTGCACACTAGAAAGGTAGCAGAAATAATGAACAGACGAACATTCTTTAAGTTTTTAGGTATCGGAGCGGATACTGCAGCGGTTGCGCCGAACATATTTGCGGAGATAACACCTAAAGAGTATTCTCCTATTGCGATAGGAAAACTTGAAATAGACGGTTTGACGATTTACGAGGAACCACGCGAAGGATACGATTATAGTATAGGGGTTGAAACAGGGCATGGACTTGGAGTAGACCCATCCGTGATTTCTGTGATGCGCGTAGGAAAAATAGATGAACCTTGCGTACAGGTAGCGGAATATGTTTCGCACGAGCAGAGTCCAGTAGAGTTAGTTCCAATCGTTGCACAAATTGCTAGGTATTACGGAGAGGAATGTATTGATCCGAGAGGACCATTGCTTGTAATTGAGCAAGTGTCGGCTCCTGGAGATACTACGCAGCACCAATTAAAGAGGATGGGGTTTACTAGGTTTTATCAATCAAGAAAAGAATTTTTAGAGAAGTCTGGTTGGTATACGACAAAGTTTAGTTATCCGATGACGATGGAACGGTTCATAGAATCCGTGAGAAATGGATGGTATAAAATTAACTCCATTGCACTTAGCGGCGATTTGACCGCGTCTGGAGGAGGGAAGTATCCTACAGTATGGGTGAGGGCGGCAACGCAATCGTATGTAGGGTATTATACTAATTTCGAGGATAAGAAAAATGCCTAACGCGCAAGGAATGATCGAACAACGGGAATCGAAACTCAAGGCGGAACTTGCTGCGCTGAAGCAAGAGAGCAAGGAACAAGCACGTGCATTGAAAGAGTCTAAAAAGTGGGTGAGTGTCAAGAAACGAGTACCCGCTAAGGATTCTCAAAAAGTAATTGCATGGCATGACGGCAGGATGGAGTGCTGCTGGTTTCATGACGGGAATTGGTTTGTCTACAATGGGACGTATTTCCTAGAGAACAAGGATGTAATCAGTGATGTGACTCATTGGTGTGCAACGGATTGGATGGTAACGACCGATTTTCCTATGCGCGGACCAGGAATCAAGAACGCTATCCTATATATATGGAAGCGTTTTACCCAAGGCGCATCGGATATGGCATACGATCTGAGGCCGAAGTCTTGGAGTCGAGGGGCAGCACAACTTGACAAGAAGATTGTGTACTATAAGGATAGGAACGGAAGATTGAGTCTCGGACTTCCCGAAGATCGTCCTGCTCCGAAAAATGTACAAAAGATCGTTTGCAATAATGTATTTGAGGCAGAGAAGTATTCGGAACTCCAACGCCAGCAGGAAAGTCGTGAACTCAGGATTGAGAACGAGAGGAGACGGGCAATTGAAGAACCGAGATTGGATGAGATTCGTCGTCATAGGCGAACACTGATGGAAAACGCAAGGAATAATATGAATCGTGATTTTCTTCGTTCGGCGGAAGAGTGGTCTAGCAAGAAACCGAAATCTTGGGAACGTCAAAGGGAGTCATTTCTACACAGCGAGGGTTATGAGAACGGACGATAGAAAATTTTTGTAGACACTTGACAAAAAATAGTTTATCATGCGTTTAGTCATGTTCTGGCTTGGGAGCCAGGACAAAACAGTGTACCGGGAGGATTGTGAGTATATGTGCCTGCTGAACTTGAAACCGTAAAATGGCGAGTTCCGAATTTTGAAGCATCCAACGCGGAAAAAATCGCTTGGGTTGAGGAACAAATCAAAGAGGGTGAGGGATTCCTTTCTGGTCAAGCCTGCTACCGAAATCTTGAGAAAAATCTTCGTGTCTTTGATGGTATATTCAAAGACAAGACTAGAAGTTCGTTAGTAACCAATCAGTTAAAATATAATATCAATAAATTTTGTACAACTTTAGCGGAAGTACGTGAAATTGCTGGATTTAGCTCAGATGTTCCTGCCTATAAAGCAATGGCGGAGATGCTTACAAAGGTAAGCAAATGTGTTTATTTAGAGTCTGATTTTCCCTACCAAATCTTGAAAGTTTTGCAGTATGCGACGGTCATGGGTATTGGATACCTATGGCCTAAAGTAGTTGCGTCCGAGTATCATTTTGGACCAAGAGAGATGAAATTTGATGCTCTAGGACTATTAGATGTAGTTCCAGTCCAGATTCCTTCAAAGTCAAATGACGTTCAAGATGCTTACGCTGTAACAATTTACGATTATATGCCGATTGCCGAGGCGTGTGCGAACTTTCCTCTATTCCAAGGACAATTACAAACAGTCGGACGGAATAATTACAAGACACTGATACAAGCACAGCGGCAGGATTTTGCTGCGATGTATCGTTATGGAAGCGTAGGAGAGTCACAGAGTCGCAGTTTTGGAAATCTTTATACGGAGATAAGATACACATTTATAAGGGACATACGCATCAATACTTCTGGAAAAGAGATGCAATGCGGCGAGCCGGGAACGTCTTGGTTTTATAAAGTTCCGTCTTTGGGCCAACCGATATTTGGAGGGATGAGAGATGGTAAACCATACATGCGTCCTGCAATGGTGGAAGATTGCCGAATCTACCCTAACCTACGGCTCATCATCACGTCATCAGGACTCGACAAGCCGATGTATGACGGTACTTCCTACGATTGGGACTCTAAAATACCTGTTATTCAGTACACAGTAGATGATTGGGCATGGGAGGCGCTAGGAAGATCGTTAGTAGGAGATGTATCTTCAATTGAATCAACGATTCGCAAGCATGAAAGGCTTATGGATCAGGTTCTTTCTGCGCAAATGGACCCTCCGTTGGGATATAACGCAGATGAAAACGGAGGAAAGAGCATTGAAACATGGGATATGTTTGCACCAGATCAAAGGCTAGGATTGTTTGGTGGGAGTGAACCAAGGAAGACATTACAATCTCTTCTTCCAGAAGAAGTTCGAGTAACCGGAGAAAATACAGGATACCTAAAATATCTAGGCGAGAAAGAACTTGCTCAACTAGGATTGAACGATGTTGGAAACCTAGCCAACATGAAGATGAACATTGCAAACGATACAGCAGATAAAATGCTGGAGTCTATCGGTCCTATCGCTAAGGGGATAGCGATGAGGATAGAAAAAGCCAACAAGCGCGTAGGAGAAAGGATGAAAGTTCTTATTCCTCAATGGTTTGACGCAGGAAGGCTTATTGAGTATGTAGGGCCAGACAATATAGCAAAGGAAATGTTTGACTTCAATCCTGACGATATGGTTCCTAGCCACTTGCCAGATGAATTATTCGGTGGTCAATTTCCCACTACACCATCAATGTATGATCGTCTGACGCGGGCAAAGTATTTTGTAAAGAAGTTGAGGCTTGTTTCTGTGCCGAATACGCTGCTAAGGATTACGGCTATGCAGCGTCAGATGATGATGTTGCAACTGAAGCGCACCGGTGCCCCGTTAAGCTGGTCTACAGTGATGAAAACAATAGACATAGCGAACTGGGGAGATTCTTCGGGCGCGACGGAAAAAGAAAAGTTTTTCAACGAGGAAACAGAATTGCAGGTCATGGCAATTATTGCCAAGGCCAAGGCTTTCATGAAGTTGAAGGAAATGGGGATTGATCCATCTGTATTGGAAGGAGGAGGACAGCCTCAAGGTGGCAAGGGAGGAAAAGGACCGGCAGGGCAGCACGCGGGGGGACGTGATCCAAGTGGTAAAAAACAACCTCGTCTTGCACAAAAAGGTGGAGCAGGTGGAACTCCGAGAACAATTGTGAAAGAGAGCTAAGTAGTACAAATCAAACACCATAGGAGAGAAAGATGGCACTCAGAATTAAGGCGCAAAAGGTATACTTGGTTACAGAATCCAGCTTCGATCTCCCTACAGATGTAGGAGAGGCTCACGATGAAGTACGCGCAGGAAAGACAGATGGAAAAATGTCTGTTGTATATTGTGGAGGCGGAGTGCAGGGAGTAACTGTTGAACAAAAAACCAGAGTCTCAGAGGTTTTGGCAGCGAAATTTAAGAAGGAATTAGGGATAGAAGACAAAATAATCTAAATTTTGTCATTTTACCTCTTGACAAGACAGCAAAAAAGTGGAATGATCTAAAAAGAATCAATCGGGCGACCGCCCTCCCTTTGGGAACCAGCGTGGCTTGAGACCATCAAAATGGCTCAAGCCATTTTTGTTGGATAAAAAACCTCAAACCCAAAGGAGAAACACCATGAAGCATCGCATAAGTGGAAAAAAGAGTCATTTGAAGAAGGCCACACAAAAAGGCCGTGGCCACAAGCGCACCAGCAAGAAGACAGCCGTAAAGCTGTAACCAACCCCTAACGGAGAAATCATGGCTACGAATGCAATGCCAATGCCAGATCAGGGGGGATCACCGCAGGGTGGTCCTCCTCCTCCGCCTCCTGATGGTGGAGGGAAGCAAGGCCCACCGTCTCAGGGTCCAGCAAATCAAATCCAACAATTGTTAGGTAAGTGGAGTCAAGCAGCGCAGGAAATAGCGCAAGCGTATCCTCAAATAGCTGCTGAATTGAACAAGATCGTGCAGGCAATAGGAGAGGCACAGACAAAATTGATTGCACCGCCTCAACCAACGCCTACAAGTCAACAGCCATCGTACTCTTAACAAGGAAATCCGGGAGAATAGTGAATTATGCCAGTACCGACATTAGCAGAAGTTTTGAAGCAATCCGGTTGGACGCAAGATCAGATTGATGCTCTTGATGCGCAGGCCCGCACGGGTCTCAATAGTTACGTTACAAACATTTATCAGACAGCAGAGCAAAAGGAACAAGCGGCATTAGCGGCAGCACAAAAGGCTGAGGAGGATAGGAAAGCGCAGGAAGCCGCAACAGCAGCAGCAGTAGCAGCACAGGAAGCTGCGGAACTGAACGTAAGGCAAGCACAAGATTTTTGGGCAAATGTTTATCCTGCTGCGAATGCGGAAGCGGAAGCAGAAAAAGCAAGACTGGCCAAAGAAGCGGCAGATGCAAAAGCTGAGGCTGCTTACTATAAGGCTCAGAGAGAAAGTTACCTTGGGACACTAGGAATCGATCCATCAAATGCTCCAGTATTTACCCCTCCCCCTGCTCCAGTGGTAGACCAAAACAAAACTCCCGGAACGCCTACGTTTTCAGAAGATGCGATTATGAAGCGTTTGGATCAGGGAGTACACACGATTCAGGACATTGGCTGGAAGTATCAGCAACTTTATGGAACTCCGATTCCTATTTCTCCTAGCCAACTTGTATCTGAGGCAGATCGTCTAAAACTTAGCCCGATGGAATATGCGGCTAGGACATTTAAGTTTGCGGAGAAGGAAGCGGAGCATCGTGCGGCTGAAGCAAAGAAGCAC